CCGTGGCTGCTGCATTTGCTTGCCGACCGTCTGCGAGGTCACGTTCGCCGCTAGTTGCGTCGCTGAAGGCGAGGCGATTGCCGGTAGCGCCACTGGTGGGGCGGTAACTTGCTGGTGCAGCGCCGCCAGCTGGTTACCGAACGACGAGCCCATAGGGGCCTGCTGTTGGGGTTGCTGCTGAAGGCCCGCTTGCTGTTTGGCGTAGTTCTGCCCTACCAGTGCTTGCAGGGCGTCGCCGTTACTCTTCTGCCCGCCCCCGCCGCCTGATACCGCTGGCGCACTGTTGCCTGCCGCTGCGGCTTCCTTTTGGGCTTTGGTTTGGCCGAAGCTGGTGCCCGTGAACCCGGTCGCATCCTTAACCGGATCGATGCCCGTTATGGCGCCGATAGGGTTCACAATGTCGTCAACTACGCCGCCCATCACAACCCCTTGTAGTAAATTCGTTCAGTCTCGGCGAACCCCAACCACTCCAGAATCTTCCCGAAAGGCAAGCGCGAAGTGCTACTCATGTAGACCCCCTTGGCGCCCGCGTCGCGCGTAGAGTCGGCTGCAAACCGCAAGAACCGAACCCCGGCGAACCCTTTGCGGCACCCCGGTTTCAGGTAGGTAGCATCGCTAAATGCCATCACCGTGCTCTTGTAATGCTGCGGTGCTCGCACAACGAAGATGTGGTAGCCGACTAAACGCCCATCTTGCCGCGCCACCGCCACGTGTAGCATGCCCGCGCTTTCAAGTGACAAATATCGCTCGTAGTTTACATCAAGCGGCAAGCTGTCGGTGTCATGCGCCACTTCGGCCCAATGTGCGGGGTACAGCAAGCGCATTTCCTCGATCGCGTCTGAGTAAGCCTCAACCGAGAATTCCAGGCTCACAACGGCCCTTCCTGCATGTTCGGCAGTTCCAACTGGTAGAAACGCACCTGGAAGCCGCCGATATATAGGAGCGAGAACGCGCGTCGCCGCGAAGCCGCGCAACGTTTCAGCATGGAGCGGTCCGCGCCGAGGTTGACCGGTCGGAATGAGCCGAAGGTCACAAAGTCGTTATCAGAGTACCCGACGTAGGCCGTGTCTTGCACCTTGTCGGCGATTACCTCGATATGAGGGAAGAATTTCTCGTTATTCGAGCCGAAATCACCCGCATTACTGCGCAAAAGGCCGTAAATGAACACCCCGTTGTCGCTAGAAACGCCCTGCTGCATCTGATACGTAATGCCGTTCGTAGCGCCTAAAAGGTAGTCGGTGTTGTTCGCGAACGTGTAAAACAGCGGGTTAAAGAAGTTCTGCAACCACGGTGTGACCGTCAGCTGCCCTAAACCGGTGGTTGTGCCTGCACCGACAGACTCCGCGTTGATCGTGAAAGTGTTTATCGTGTTGTCGTTGATACCGCCCACCAGCGCAGCCGGGTTTGGCGAGTAGGTGATCGTATTGACATCGATCACATTCACAACAACCGTGCCGAGAAACATAGGCGACGAGTTAGAGCTCGTGATCTTCACCACGGCCGGATTATTTAACCCGTGGTTCGGCAAATTCACCGTGACGATGCCGTTCGCCTCCGAAGCGCCCGCCGCGACTTGCGGCGTACCGAGCGCCGACGTTGACCAGCGCGACCACATGCCCGCCTGCGCGTTGTAGACAAGCGTGCAGTTGCTGCCTGTCAGCGTGAGCACATAGAACGCGCCGCCATTGATTTCGATGTAGTAGGCGTACACCGTGGAAGCGACAAGCGCGTCGGCGTTCAGGATCTTTTCGATGAACTCATCGGAAATTGGCTGCGGTGAAAGGCCGTTCATCGTGTAGACTTTGCGGCCTTTCTGGTGCGTTTGCCCTACCCAAAACAGCGTGTTCTCACTCGCCACCATCGAGGTTCCGACCGCGCAGCCGACGTTCACGACCGCCGAGATGTTCGGCAGCAAGGGTGAGCCTGGCGGCGTATTGCCTGCGTCGTAAAAGAACGTGGTGGAGAACGTGCCGAATGACGCCACGTAGTTGTACAGGCGCGTGACGCACGCACCGGGGTCCGGTGACAGGCTGCCGTTGATTGTGTTCAATGCCGCCCACGTGGCGGGCGTGTTCAGGTTGCTGTTCGTGAGAATACCGCCTGGCGTGAGCACGAACACGTAACCGTCAAGCCACGCAACGCCCGGCACAGTGACGGCGGGGTAGTTCACGTCCGTTACCTGCGTCAGAACAGTGCCGTTCCAGGTGTACGCTTTGGCGTTGTTCTTCAAAAAGACCGCTGTGCCGCCTTGACCGGTGAGCGTGAACTGATACTGGCTCGTTCCGTCCACCGTGCCGTTCGCTACGCCGTCCGAATAGAACGTCGTGCCAACAACTTCCAAAACGTGGGTGCCGAACGCGAAAAGGCCAAGCGCGGCGCCTGCCGTGACCGTAATCGAAGGCTGAATGCCGAAACGGCGCTCGGAAAACACCCGACCGTCGCTGTTCTTCGTCGCGTAGTAGTTGTACATGATGGCGTCGGCCGCCATCGTGGAATCCCGCGTCGAGATGGTTTGCGCCCAAGGGATGCGCGGGGTATCAGCCACGGTAGTTTGCGTATCCTCTGCGATCCGGCGTGAAGAAAGTCGGCGCCTCTTCTTGGTCCCAATTCAGCATGTCCTCAAGGTATCGATTCGCGTTGCGCTCCACGCGCGCCGCGACGCTCTCAGGCACGAAGTATTCCGGGAGAAGTTGCTCAGCTAAACCCCATTTTATCGCGTTCGTCCACTCGATAGGGAAGTCGAAAGCATCACCCGAATTCAGCACATCGGCGATAGGCCGCTGGCATGTGAGCGTAACGATGTTCGCTTGCGCGTTCGGCGCAAGGTACAGACTCAGCACGCCGTTGTTCAACTGCGGGTCGTAGTAATAGCTGTTTGGCGTACCCTGCGCGCCTTTTTGCCCGAGCTGGTCGTACTCTTGGCGCGAAAGCTGAATCAGAGGCACCTCAAGCGCCGGCTGTCCTGCGTTCACGTACTGAATACGCGCCATCGGGATACGCAGCACGCGATACGCCTGAAGCCCGACCGTGGGCGAGGTCGGGCCGATCAGATACTGAATCTGGCCCTGCACGACCGTGAAAGGCAAGTCGGTAACGCACCACAGCGGATAGTTCTTGCTCATCCAATACTTGATCATCATGTTCAAGGATTGGGCGGCGTTGTTCAGATCCGTCTGGGGCGGAGGCGTGTCGTCGTTGAACTGTCCGATCAAGCGGAAAGCGGCCTGAATGAGCGTCTGCTGGTTGACGGTGAAGGTGTAGGTAGCCATTATCGAGCCCGCCTTGCGCCGATCACGGTAGTTCCGGACGCCGTACCGCCGCCACCGAACGCCGCCTGGATGACGCAGAAGTACACCGTGGGGGTAGCCACGTTCACGCGCAAAAGCGGCGAGGGGATGTTCTGCTGCGCGGGGGCGAGCGTGCCTTCTATGACCGTGGTCGATCCGATGGCGGTGTTCACTGATCCGTTATTCGGGCTGAGCGACACCGTCAAGGACAGTAGCGTCGTTGGCCCCGAGAACAAGAACTGTGTTGTAGCGATCACGTCCCAATCGCCCGCTGACAGGTTGATCTGCCCCACGGTTTGCGGTACGCCGTTCAGGATTGGCGTGGTGGCCGACGTGGTCGTTAGATACTCGCCCACGCTGCCCGCATTCGCGTTATCACCGAGCGTCGTCCCGACAATACCTAGCGTCGTGGAAGGGGTTATGGGAACGTTTTGCGCTGCAAACAATCCCTCGGCGGCGTTCTCGAAACCGCGCAATTCAAGCGCAATCGTGCGCTCGGAAACTATGTCGCCCGCGTTCCACGAGAGCGCAGAGGTGCCGTCCTGCGCGCGCACAATCGAAAACACGTTTCCGGCCACTGCCGTCACTTTCACGATTTCGATCAGTGTTTGCGTAGCGGCGTCCGTCAACGTCACATAGAACACCTGAGGCGGAACCGGTGTTGGAAACGCCGTAGGCGGTGACACCAGCGTAAGTGATGTCGCTACGTTGGTGATGCCCGCTGATAGCGTCCCGGCGGCGTTATTTGCGTACAGGAGGTTTGCCATTACGGGATCTTATGAATGGAAAAGGTATTGTTGATCGCGGCTGCGACTAAAGTACGCGCACCCCCCGTATTCTGGAAGCCTTGAATCGAGATCGTCTGACCGGCGGTCAATTGAACCACGCCGGAAGCCTGAACGGAAACCGGAACCGTTGACACCGACAACATCGCGTAAAACCCTTGGATTTGAGTTACGCCGTTTACCTGGATATTCACTTCCAGTTCGGTCCCCGCGACAGTCGCTGCGCTCGCCAGCGTCAGGATCGCGTCCACGTGGTAGAACCCTGCTTGCGGCGCCGTGAACACGCCCGTAGCAGCGACAAAGTTCGCGCTCAGCCGGTCGTAGATTTTCGTCCAATTTGTGATCGTCGCGGCGGCGCCCGAGGTGAGCGACTGCCCCGACGAGTTGCCGTACATCAACGCGTCATTGCCCGTCGAATTGAGCGTCGTGAACACGCCCGAGCTAGGAGTCGTCGCGCCCACCGTCGTGTTGTTGATCGTGCCGCCGGTAATCACCGGACTGGTGGACGAGACCGCGCCAATACCCAAAGGCGTAACCTCTGGCCACACGTCAGTTACGCCGTCCGTGTACAGTAAGGTGGAACTGGAGTTCGCAGTGCCTTGCGGCAAGACAGTACCCGTTCCCGTAGAACCCCCCGCGCCGTTGCTCAGCTTCACCGTTACGGTGAAAGCGCCCGTTGTGTTGTTCGAGAAACTAATCCGGCGAGCGCCCTGCAAGAACGTTCCGGCGGGAATAATTATCGTGGCGTTGCTCGCCAAGACCCCGTTGAGGTTGGCGGTGCGGCTGCCGGGGGGTAGCGGAGACGCGATCAGTGTCGCGCCCGTGGTGTACCCCGTGCCCCCGTACAGAACATTCGCGGTGGCGACCCCGCTACCTGAGAGAGTCAGGACGCGAGCGATTGCGTCACCGTTACCCCCAACCAGTATCAGGCAATCCCCGACTTGATACCCCGAGCCGGGGTTGGCGATCGCTACGACAGAGTTGACAACGCCACCTGAAGCCAGGATGACAAGCTGCGCCCCCGTGCCCGCCGTGGCGAAGTTATAGGTGCCGCCCGTAAAGCTGGCGATAGGAATTTCTGCGGTGGCTGCCAGAACTGTCTGCTTCGTATACGCCGTGCTCGCTGCGAGCGTGGAGTTGTCGAGAAAACCCTGTGTGGTCACGCTCGTGATAACGGCGGCACTGATCGTGCCGCTCGTGGCGTGCACCGCGCTGACAGTCGGGTTCGGATAAGTGCCCGACAGGTCACCGCCAGCGGGGCCGCTAGGCGGCTCGGAGGGTATGAGCGGGCCAACGATACCCGCCAGTTGCAGCATCGTGTACTGCGCAAGCGTCGGTATGCCGGCTGTGCCCGGAAGCTGGTAGCCAACGACAAAATCTCCCGGTTGAATCGGGAGAGTAGGTGTCGGGAATTGTGCGAAATTGAGTGACATGCGCTAGGGTCCGGGAACTGTCTGTTGGTCTTGGATTTCCAGTTCCGAACCCGGAACTAGCGGAGAGACAGAAGCGCGCGTGCCGATCGGTTGCACCGTCGTCGTGAACGAAACAATGATGTCGTTCGTAAAATCGATCATGAATGCGCCGTAGAAATCAGTTATCGCAATACTAACCGGATTCACCGTAAAAGGTGGGCGCACATCAGGACGGCTCCAAGGCACGGCTTGCGGATCAGGGATGCCGCGCACGAAGTCTTGTGGCTGCCGGATGTTCCAGTCTTGCCGGCAGGTCATCAGACCATCCCAGCGCATTTTGAGATCGCTGGAATGGTACTTCATTCCGCATACGTCGCAGATTACCAGCCAGCTGCCCTTCTTATAGTAGTCTGCGCGGCCCATGTGGTTTACGCCGGGTTGAGACCGTTCTTCACAAGCATGAGCGTGATCGTCCACGCGCCGAATGTCGCGGGAAAGTTGGTCGTCGAGATACCGATACCGCCGGTCGAGCCTGCGATTCCGGTTTGCTGGTACAGGCCTCCGAACTGCTTGAAATACTTATTGGCACGCCCGATGCAACTGTAAAACTCAACAGGCACGGTAGCGTCCCAAAACAGATCCACGCGCGAAGTCGCCTCGGCCTGCACATCCCACTCGATGAGATCAACGCGCAAAGATGCGGCATGCTGCTGCGTAGACTGGTTGACGAGTCCGAGATTGGCGGGAAGAATCAATTGCGTGTACGCAAGATCCAAACCGCCCGTGCCGGGGTTTGCGCCCGTCGCGCCGTTGTTTCCGTTGACGAGCAGAATCGCGTTGCGCGGGCCGTCTTCGAGAACCCGAACAGTAAATGTTGCGGCCATGTCTTTTCCTTAAACGCCTAGCGTTACCGAGATTCGAAGCTGCGCCAGATCAGCCGGCGCGGGGTCGAATGTGCTCGTCAATGTCTGCCCGTTGATCGCGCCTGTAACGTTGCTGCCGTCGCTCATCGTGATAGTGATGAGCCGTTTGGGAACCGTGGTTCCCGGCAAACCGTTCGCGATGAACAACGGAGCGAGATACGTGTCAAGCGTGGCGGTTTCCCCGTCGCCGATAATCGCGACGACTAAGGAGACAGGGAAAGTGATCGCCATGATTAACGCTCGCGGAAGGCGCCCACGAAATCACTCGTGAGAGTCAGCACCGAAGAGTTGCCGGTCTGCACTGCAAGGATCGGCGCAAGCACCGTAGCCTGAAGCGTAGTCAGCAACGGGGCCGTGCTCACGATATTCGGTGAACGGTTGGTGGAGTTGGCTGAACCGTTTCCGCTTTGCGGGATGTAGCTCACCAAGGACGGCGCAAGCGAACCGCGAATGGTCGGAGCCGAGCCGCCGGTGACTTCGAAGCCGACATCAAACGAGACACCGTTGGCGAGCGTCAGTGCGCCTGCCGGGAAAGCGGTAGTCGTGACTGTCGAGGCGTTCGCCACGTTAAGGTTGATCGTCGAGCTGGACGAAGCCTTGCTGATCCAGATTCCGTTTGCCGGGGGCGTGAAAGGCGTGCCGGTGACAGGCATCAAGCCAGCCACAAATGCCGCGTTCACGATATCCGAAAGCGTGATGCGCGCGACGAAGTACAGCTTCTTACCGGCGACCGGCTGAAAGCTTACCTGCGTGCGCTGGATCTGCGCCGTACTGAGTGACGAAGCTGCCGTGGTAAGGATAGCGGTGCCGCCGTCTGCGACCCCGGAGGTCGCAGTGCCCGTCCAGCCGATCGATGTCGAAGGAACCGTATCGAAGTCCTCGTAGAACTGGTGGTAGAAAAACGGGTTCTCTACGCCCATGCCGGCAAACATCTGCCACGGTGCAGCATTCGAAATACCGCCCGGAAAACGAACTGGTGTGACCATTATTTAACTCCGTCGAATCGCTTCTTTCCAGCGCCTGTAAGATAGGCGTGACAGGCCGCATCGTGGCCGGGCACGCTGGGAGGATTCTTTACAACGCCTTTCGGCGTTTCAATCGTCTTGCTTTCGCTGCCGACAATCCGGCGGCCGTCTTTCAACACATCGGGGCGGTTGTTCTTGTTCATCTCAGTACACCGTCTTTTTGTGCTTGATACGCGAGCTTGCGGTTTGCTTCGCCGCGCCAATTTGCTTCTTGCTCGCCTTCAGCAATTTCTCCGGTCCCGTCATCGAGATGGAACCCTTCGGTTTCATCTTCTTTTTCGGGCTGTGATCGGCGATTACCGACCGGGATTTCTTTGTTGCCATCATTCAGTCTCCGAGTGGGACTTCAAGTATTCTATCGCGGCTTGGATAAGCACGGGGTCATCCTTGAAGCTTCCCAAGCCCTGATTGCAAAGAGTACACAACAACTGGCGAATCTTTCCCGTCTTGTGACAGTGATCGACCGCCAAACGGCGCGTTACTTTGTCGTAATTGTTATTTGCGGTTTCCGGCTGGTTGCATATCGCACACTTACCGTCCTGCGCCAAGTACATGCCCTCGTACTGTTCAAGTGTCAGCCCGAAGTTACGCTTCAGGGCAAACTTACGCCGATAGTCCCGCGCCTGCTCAATTTCAACAGCGTTACTGAGCGCTACCTTCTTCAACCGCTCCGGATTCCCATTCATGATGTGCTTGCACGTTTCGGAGCACCACTTACGGCCGGGGCCAGTCTTCTGCATCGGCTGGAAAGCTTTGCCGCACACGACGCAGTCACGAAATTGCGTTTTCGAGGTTTCACGCTGGTTGTTGCAGTACGTCCAGCGGCATTCGTTCGTGCAAAATTCTTTGTTCAAGTTTGTAGTCAAGAATTTGACCGAGCACCCCTTACAGCACACTTCTCTCTGCGGGCCCCGCGTTGACGTAGCTTCGTTACGACAATCGGCGGAGCAGTACTTCTGAACGTTTGCTGCTTTTACGAATTCTTTGTTGCAGTGAAGACATGCGGTCATTTGAATTACTCCTTGCGTTTAGGAGATTGAAGTATAACCCCCTATTTCCTAAAACGCAAGTCGTAATTTAAAGACTTTCAGCTACGGTCAGGGCCCCACACTTGCGAAAACACCACGCCAGTCGGCCATTCCGACCGAATAGCGCTCGTAGGCCTTATACTTCATATTGCCGGTATCGAAGTCCCCATCATCGGCGTACTTGATTGGGTTACGTTGAAATAGGATTGGGCCCTGTTTGGCCATAATGTTCGTACGGATGAAGAACGTATGCGGCGCCGACAAATAGCGATTCATCTTGATGCCCTCGGGGAACATATTGAGGTACTTCAAGGCGTTGATATCGTTGTTCGCGGTGCCGCTCTGGAACGTCGATTTCAAGATCCGCTGCGCGTTGAACATTTCCTGCGCCGGCACGATCAGCGAACGAGGCATCAGCGCAATGCGGTTTCCCCTATCATCCGTGGTCAGCCACATCTGGATCGTCAGATCCTCAAGCGATGCTTCCGACAAGTCGGCCGCGACCGTCAACGTGTTCGAACCCGTACCGCCGCCTTGCAACGGATGAACCGTCGAGATGATAGGTACGCCGTCCGAACCGTTCACCGTAGGCATGTTGTTGTAGAAGTTCGCAACAATCGTTTCCTTCGTCTGGCGGAACGAGAAGCCGAGAGCTTCGGCGCGTTCTGCCGCGACCTGGGGATACAGGTTGTCGTCGATTTCTTCCGTGGTTACGATGTAACCCAGGCCGTAAGCGATGTGGATGAAGCGGGTGATGAAACCCTGCCATTCGCTGTCGTACATCGTCGGCGTGCCTTCAGGCTTCGCCGGCGCCGGCGCGAAGCCAACGATCTGCACGATTTCTTCGTACGCTTTCTTCGAGGAGAAAACGTCAACGAGGGGTTTCCATTCCTGAGCCGTTTCGTTGTAGCCGCGACCAAATGTTGCAAACAGTCCCGGCCACAGTAGTTTCGGTTCTGACCCTGTGGTAATTACGCCGCCTGCCATAGTGTTGCTCCTTTAATGGCTTAGATTAAACACCAGCGACAGAAGCGCCGCAGAGTTCGTGGTTGTTGATCTTGACAATCCATTTCGCAAACGTGCCGAACTGGTTGCCGCCAACGGGTGCAACGCGCTGCGAAAGACCCATCATCTTCAGCGGGAACGCGGCGGTGGTTGCGACCGTCGAGGCGTTCAACACCGAAGCGGAAATTTGCAGCGGCGAAGTCGGGTTGACTGCCGAGAACGTGGCGTTCTTATTGCACGATGTGGCGGTCAAAGCGGCGGTGCCGTCGTCTTGAATTTCGAACAACTGGTTCGGATCATCCGCCACCGTGACGTAGTAACCGCGCGTCTTGGTCGCCGGGATGTTGATGTTTTCAAGCGTGAGGGGTACGCCGATCAGCGAAGGCGTACCGACTGCCTGAACCGGAAGCACGCCAACAATGACGCCCCGTTGGAACTCGCCACTCGCGCCCGTCGATTTCTGAACAGCGGGGATGCCGTTCGGATCACCGTTCGCCACCGACTTCACCATGTCGCCAATGCTGTACACCAAGCCATCGGTTGACGGGATGAAGTAGACGTTGACTTGCCCTTGGTACGTATTGATGCCTCGTACCGGCTGAAACCCTTGCGGGGCAACAATGTTTGCCATGCTCGTTTCTCCTGGTTAACTAAAACTGCCGCCGCGCTCAAACGAGTCCCGACGAATCGACAGGGCTTGCTTGCGTTGGTCCGGCAGGTACTTTTCACCGATACGATCAGTGTTCAGGCCCCCGCTGCGCATCATCTCCGCCTCGGAATTCATGATCTTGGTCTTGCCGTCCATCTGGTCCTCTTCGAACCATTCCTTCTTGATCTTCATCAAGTAGGCGTACAGTGGCTCGTTCTGCTCGGTCGTGCCGACGATGGCGCGAACCTTGTTGCCCACATCCGAATTGCGCTCCACGACCTTGTTGCTGTCGGCCTGCGCTACTTCGCCAGCGGTGACAAACTCCCAACCGCCGGTTTGCGCACGGTCGGCGCGGCCCGGCATGTCGTTAAACCAGCGGATGACGTAGCCCGGAATTTCCGAGAGAACGTCAAGTTTCTTGTTCGTGCCATTGAAGACGCCGCGCACGCGTGCGGGCTTCTCTTTAACGTCACGATCCGCCTGGCTACGTGCTGCGGGTTCCGGTGCTGCTGTTCCTGCTGCCAGTGCTTCCAATCTTTCGCGGCTGCTCATTTCTTCCTCCGATCGTCGTATCCGTAGTACAACTCTACCCATGCTTTTTGCGTCAGGTTGCCTTCCGCCACTGCCTCGTCGCACGCCGCCTTAGCGTCGCGCGGCAATGCTGCGTAAGACTTGCCCGTACGTGCTGCCTGTGTCTCGCCCGGTGTGCCACCCTCTACAGGACTGCGCCGGCCGCCCGCAAACTTGTGGGGGAAAGCACGGCGCACGCGGCCTGTGACTTCCTCAAGCAACTCAGGGAAGGGCATGGAGGGGTTTTCAGCGCGAATCTTCTGGCCCATCGCGCCTGCATACGCCGACATGTCTTCGTCTTTGTCGAACCACACGTTACGATCCGCCCAGGTGGCAAGAACTTTGTTCTCGCGCCAGTTCGGCATCAGGCCATTAGCATTTGGGGATTGTTGCGGAGCTTCCGGAAGGTCAGGGCCGCGCTCGCGCAAGCCGTCGAGTTGTTCGTCGATGTCGGCTGCCGTTTCGTGTTCCCCGGATCGCAGTGCTTCCCGCTTTTGCGCTTTGAGAAAAGCGACCTGTTGGTCGAACTCGTCCCGTTGCTTCTTGATTTGGATCTCGAAGATTTTCTTATGCGCGCTGTCCATGCCGCGCATCTGTTGCTTCAATTCCGCGAGATCTTTTGCCTGGGCGGCAACTGCCTTGCGCAGCGCGCCGTTATTCTTGCTGTGGACTTCGAGGAACGTGTCAGCATCCGCCCACTTGGATGGGTTGCCGGTATATTCCTCTTCAGGAACCCACCCTAATGCTCGGGCTTGTTCCTCGGCGTCGCTTCCGCCCGCATTTGGCGTAACGTCAGCTTCACCGTCAGGACGGTATTCCGGAATATCGTCGTTGTCAACAGAATCTTGCGTGTTTTCGTTATCAAGCGACACTTTCCACCTCCAAACCGACAACATCCAGGTCGTTCAGGATGCGGTACTTGATCGCGTCCGCGCCGTCGTACTGCAAGCCGGAGTATTTCCCGAAAACGATCCGGTCGCCCGGCTTTGCCCATTCGGCTGACGTTGTGTCCTTCCAGCAGCCTTCACCAACGGCCACTACGACGCCTTTAACCTGCGCCATCTCGTCGCGGCCGGTGGTTTCGGCCGGCAGGTACAGGCCGCCCGACGTGCGCTTCTCTACCGTGTCCGGGCGCACAAGCAACCGGTGGCCGAGCGGGAGAAATCCAGAAGTGTTTTTTGGCCTTTCAAACTCAGCAAATTTTGCTTCGAGTTCGGGCATACGGTTTGTGAGGGGAGCGGCGTGCCGCCCTCCGCCAATAAGATTTGCCATTTGTCAGTCCTTCATTGCGGTTAAGTAATCGTCGTAGTCCATGTCGATAAGCTTTTGAGCGAATCGAACGTTCTCAACGGCTGCTGCGTTTGCGATAGCGGACGCGAGAGCGTCCTTGCCGTCAGTGAACGCACCATTCATCCACGCGTTCTTGCACTCACTGACCTGCGCCCTGAGGAAGTCCCGGTGCGCCGCCGTCTCCTCCTGGCGGTGCCACGCTTCCCATTGCTCCCTTGTCAGGAGCCCCTTGCTTACTTCCACCGTTACCCCCTTGCATTTGCTGAGCTTGGCTCATCTGGTCGAAAATCTTCGAGTAGTTCTCAATGGACCCTGACAACTGGTCCTGGAACTGCTTTGCTGCCTTCAATTCCTGGTCCATGAGACCAATCAACTGATCGTTCTGCGCAACTCCCGCTTCGGCGCGCAGTTTGAGCGCTTGAGCTTCGAGTTGCATCACCTTCGCCTGGTTGAGGCGGGCTTCTTGCATGAGTTCGAGCTGGTGCCGACGGTCGTTTGCCTGCGCCTTCATCTGTTCCGTCTGTGCGCGGATCTGCGCGACTTGAACCTGATACGGCGGTTGTGGTTGCGCGGCGCCCGGTGTGCCTGGCTTCGGGAAAATCTCGTCGATGTTCGGGACTTCCATGTCGTCGAGCACGCGACGCTCCACAACCGAGCGGTTGTAACCCGGCATCGAGCCCGCCATCTGGCGCACTTGCATGTCCCGTTGGAAGAGTTTTTCTTTCGAGGCGATGTTCGGGTCGGCGGCGGGCATCACGGCCTTGTTCGACTCGAAATAGTCCTGCCACAAGGCGTATCCGCCTTGGCCGGACTCATCGGAGTAGTCGAACTTGCCGGATTCTGGTGGGTTCAGGTAGTTCAAACGATAGATCAGGCGGAATTCCTTCTTCATCGCCCGGAACGTGCGCTTGTAGATGCCGTTGAAGACTTTTTCGCCTTGGTCGATTACCGCCTGCGTCGTGCCGACTTTCTGGTTTTGCCCTGGGTTCTGGCCTGTAGCCGCATCAGTCGCCATTCCGATACGCGATCCCCAATCGATAAGCAGGTTGAGCAAAGAAAAAAGAACATTCGAGGGCTCCCGGATCGGCAGGGGGAAAATACCGTTTTTCAGGTCAGCGGCGTTGGAGTCGGTGCGCTTCCACTCTTGTGGGCGGAACGAATACTCTCCACCGCGCACGCGCACACCCCGCGCGAGAAAGCCGCCGCCGAGATTGCTCATCGTGCCGGCGTCGATCAACTGGTTGAAGATCGTGTTAATCGCCTCGTTGGTGGCGCCCAGGAGCATTCCGAAGCCCATCCCGTAAATGCTGCCGTCCGGCGCCGGAATGAATTCGTACTTCGTGAAGTAGTGCTCGGGTTCGATCCGGACTATTTCGTTTTTGCTGTTCCGTTCGATCCGGTCTTTCTCAAATCGCGCAACGAGGCGATAAAGAACAGAGTCGTCATGGCGGACAAAGCCAATGTACGGCTCACGGACACCGTCTCCGTCCAGATCAAGCCACATGTGTTGTTCAAGAAATACAATAGGAGTGTCAGCATCCACAGCGTTCGGTTGGATACCATCGATATTGTCCTCGGTTTCCTGAATTATGCCGTGGCGCGGCATGGCGCGCGGCAGCGGCACGCCTTCTTCGCTTTCAGCCGCGTATTCGTCGGTCGGCTTGATGAACAGGCCCCGACGCACGCGCTCTTCCACTTCGTCTTGCGACAGCGCAATGACGTGCGTGAGGCGTGAGGCGGTGTCAAGCGACTTGGCGTAGTAGGGGATGACGAGATCTTTCGGCATCACCAGCTCAGAGACGATATGGTGCTCGCTTGAGCTGTTGAATGTCTTCTTGAACGAGCAGCCCATGACCGCCTGCACGATTAGCGCTTTGTCGGTCGAGTCTTCCCATTGCGTATCCTCTTCCATGATCTGGAAGGACATGTGCTCACTTACTCGTTTTCCTCTTGCGGCCTTTTCCCCGGTAGGATCTTGCCCAATAATTCGGCAAGATACAGGAGTGGAGCCACGAACGAGAGCAGGATAAGCACGAGCGTGATACTGCAAAGCTGCAATAGTAAGCAGAGGAAATTTGACGTTCGCCGCACCGGGCCAAGGGAAAGACTTCTCTTCAGCCAACTGCATGACCAGCTTTTCAGACTCGGCATAGCGCGCTTCCCACTCATGGCGAGACTGGCAGTCGTTCTCGTAATTCTGTCGGATCAGTTCGCCGACAGCTTTTACGTCGTCGTCGTCCATGAGTTCGGCCACGTTGTTGGATTCAACAATCGTGTCGATTGAGAGGTGCTTCGCGAGGCGCATCAGAGTTCCCCATCGGCGCGCTGGCCGGTGTTTTCGATTACTTGTATCGCGCGATCATCCCACAATTCTTTCATATCTGGGTCTTTCTCGCACGTAATCGGGATTGTTTCGCCAATATTCTGTTCCAGCCAGTGATTAATCGCCTTTAATTGCGCGGCGCTCATCGCGTAGGCGCGGCCGGTCATCAGGCGCACGTCCTTACCCTCTGAGAGCCACAACTTCACGCGGTCAACCATAGCCGGCACGGGCTCGCCTATATCGTCGCCTTCATGATTGCGGTTTGCAAGCGTGCCGTCGAGATCAACACCGATCCATTCGCTCATTTCAGCACGCTCCGGATATGCGCCAGCCATTGGTCGGCTTTCCCTTCATCCGCATCAAGTAGTTTCTCAATTTCATCGTC